TCCAATGAGATGTGCGCTTCGATGTGGTCCGCCGCTGGAGATGGAAACCCGGCGGGCACTCGAAACGAACACAAGGGCAGCTTCAAGCCACCCTCGGCAATAGGGCCTAGAATTGAAAAGCTCATGACGCACGTTCCAAAATACTGTACGGACATACAGTTAACTTTGTACAATTTTCGCGGTCAATTTGTATAGGAAAAATCTGACAGGCGGGACAACCCATGTGTGGGAGATTCGTGCAGTACGAAGGGATGGCGGTATTTATGGAGGAGCTAGGGCCACAACTCCCGCTATTCAGCGGTTTCGATGCAATGCCGATCAACCGGTACAACATCGCCCCGACGACTCGCGTGCAAATCTTGCACACCAGCGATGCCGGTCTTCACATCACTCCGATCAGGTGGGGCTGGTCGCCATTTTGGGCGAAGGGAAAACGCCCCGATCCCATCAATGCAAGGGTTGAAACCGTCACGACGGGGAAGTTCTTCAAACAGCTATGGCCGAACGGACGTGCTCTGGTTCCAAGCGAGGGCTGGTATGAGTGGGTCAAAGACCCCACTGTCCCGAAGAAAAAACAGCCCTATTTCATTCGCCTGAAAACCCAGAAGCCTATGTTCTTCGGAGCCCTTGCACAGGCTCAACCCGGGTTTGAGGGCCAAGAAAGTGATGGTTTTGTCATCATCACCGCAGCCAGTGATCAAGGTATGGTGGCTATCCATGATCGAAAGCCCCTAGTGCTTGCACCGGACCTGGCCCGCCAATGGTTGAACCCTGATTTGGAGCCAGCGCGCGCAGAGGAGATTGCACGGGATTATTGTCGCCCCGTTGAGGATTTCGAGTGGTATCCAGTGAGTAAAGGAGTGGGAGACGTAAAGAACCAGGGCGCCGAACTGGTGCGCCCTAAAATGGGTAGGTGATTTCTCTATTGAAGGTGCAACTTACAGCCTATAAAAAATGAGCAGATCGCTTTTTAAGATATGGTTTACTTCTGAAGCTGAACGAAAGTGGTTTCGAAACACTGAGGCACGAAAGACCAACCCAAATCTACAACCATAACCTTCGCCATTTCCAGCAAAAGATCTCCTTCCTTCTGATCATATCGCTTTAACTCTTGATATATTTCCAGAACATTTTTTTTCAAAGCATGACCATTAAACTGCATGTATTTTTTATCAATTTTAAGCACAACCCCGGAGAGATACGGCAGCATTTCATCCCCAGCATTCACTTCGCCCAGCACGGAGAAAACAAATTCATCTACAGAATTTTGCAACAGCAAGACATCTTTTAGCCATTCCTGCGCCCCCACATCCTTACCACAGAACCCTTTAATCGTATATTTATCAGGGTTCAATCGATGTAGTTGATAAAGTACAAAAACAGGATTCAACATTATATTTTCAAGGGTATAAGCGTAATCATGCCCCATTACCACCACTCCAGGGCGAGGATTATTTTTTAGATCCCAATCAATCAACCCCTTAACCGTGCGATTCCCTTGTACTGAAAGGGAATCCACCATACCAATAACTTGCCCGCAATCTCCAACACCATTTATTGACAGAACAAACGCCTCAACATTCTCATCAGATAAACCTTTAAAATGCTGCTTTAATTTATCGCGCAATAACTGCGGCGGCATCTTAGGCCCTGCTGGTAAAAACGACAGGGAAATTTTAGGGTCGAGGGTTTTGAAATTACTTCTGATACGATCAAAAACCAGACGATAGACATTCGCATCACCTTGACTCTCCACAAATACTTCACGCTGGTTCTCTGGATTGAGCGCAATCTGCGTTACGCCATCTAGCAACTCGGAGATAGCCTCATCCTTATTGATGCATGCCAGTTTCGTTTCGCTGACGACATACACCTCACCTGGGGCCAATGCAACGGTGGTTGGAGAATGCGTAGTCAACATAACTGTAGTGCCAAACCCTTGTGTAAATGCTTCCAATATCGAATATAGCTTTAATACCATTTTCGGATGTAGGCAGGCATCGGGCTCGTCAAGCAACAACAATTTAGGGCAACTATTTCGAGGAGATTCGCGATACCGAATATTGAAAAGCATCATCGTTAACCAGAGTAATGTCTTTTCTCCTGACGATAGCTCCTCAAGAAGAAGAACTTTTCCTGATGCAGCATTTTTAAATTCAGCTTGATACTCTTCTCCAAAGCGGCCCTCTGGGGCCGAGATTAAAAATTTCCCCTCAAAAACGTCATCAAGAACCTGATTAAACAAAACCCAAGGTTCTTTACCAAACTTCGACTCAAAATTTTCCACAGGCACAAACCCTATATCATGCCCCAGCGCCTCATGTCGCCACATGCAATATAAATTATGCCATCTCTTTTTTATATAGTCGTTTGAAATATTCGTAATCGACATTCCACCAAACAAACTAACCGGCTCAACAAAATACAACCGAATATCCTCTGCATTTAGCTCAGACACTGGCTTACTTGCTTTCTCGGAAATAAATGCAAAAACAGCATGCAATTGCTCCGCGCTGTAATGCGTCATTCTTGACTGATTGCGATCATAATTATTTTTATTGAAAGGTTCAATAAATAGAGCTTTATCATTCATAAACCAATTTATTGCACCCGCTAGGTTTGCCTCAAAGTCAAAAGCAGCCCGCCCCCCTGTCATAACAGCAATTAACTCTGATTGATTAATCAGCGTAACATCACCGGTGCTCAACACATATCCGTCATGTTCCACTACCGTATCGAAATTTCTTATACTCTCAAGAAACCGAGTTTTTCCAACTCCATTCTGACCGGTTAAAACAATCACAGAGCCTGAACAATCCAGTTTTTCGGACAGATAGAAATTTTTATACGACTTATGCCCCCTAAGCGTTATCATCCCCGCTACTCCCCCAGATCAATAAACAGCGCACTCGCCATAGACTAGCTTCTTTACAAAAATTAGCTATCTGGACGCCCTTCGCTTTTTCCATACAATTCAAACCGGATCACCTCATCTCCAATCCAAGCGTTAATTTGTTGCATACGCGCCTGAATTGGCTCCAACTCGTTTACGATCCACACCTCAGTAGCCTCTCTAAGTGACCCGAATCCCCCAGCGTTTTGCGGCACTATCCCCATCAACTGTGGTGGAATCCGCAGACTCGCCAGCACATCATCACGGGTCTGATTCTTGATCGAATTAAATTCATCCTTCGCCGCCACCTCACTGACAGGAATTAACTGAATCCCGTCCTTCTTGCCCGTGGGCGAATAGACAAAAAGATTCCGAAAATTCCCCGGCCCCTTGGACTCCTTCAGCGCTTTGCGCAAAGCGTCGATATCCGCCTCAGTCTGCGCCGCGTCGGTCATGTACAGGATGAAACCGGCGTGGCTACCGTTCTCGTAATACTTGCGCCGGAACAGCGTCGCCGACTCGTTCAACAGCGCCGACTGCAACGCACTGATCCACTCCGGCAGCCCATAAATTTCCTGGTGCAAATCCGCCTCGCGCAAGTGGAAGATGCTGCCGGGCTCAAACGCGTGCTCGTTCTTCCAGCCCTGCACCTGGTAAAACCGCCCCTCCGGCCCAACCCGCATGTACTTCGCAAGCGACGGCACCAGTTGCCGGGTGTTGCCCAGCACCGAGCGGCGCTTTTCCAAATAGCCATTGCCCAGGCACAGGAAATCCAGGGCGAACTGTTCAAAAGCCGCCCGGGACAACATCGGATGCGGGATAAACGTCTTGCTCAATAGGTTGCGCTTGAACATCAACCCTGAATGCAGATGCACGCTCGCCCCTACAGAGCGGGCGAGGCCATTGAGCGACAACGGCGGCTCATACCACCGCCCGTTGAACCAACACTCCAGGTAATCGAACACCTCCCGCCCACCCAACACCGGCGTCGGATCCCCGAAGCTAAACACCTGGGTACCCGCATTGGCGGCGTCGAGGGTGGCCGGCAGTAGCGCTTGGCTGGCGAGTTGTTCGGTCATGTGAAAATCTCCATTCGCCCGGTATTGGCAGCGGTCTGCCCTTCGAGCGGTTCGTTCTGCAATGCGTGGAAGAGCGCCCAGGCCAGGTCGGCATGGCCGGTGTTGTCGTTGCGGCCGGCGGTGTAAGTGAACTGGCGACCGCCTGCGGTGATGGTTTTGCGAATTGCCATGAGCGACTGGGCCATGTCGGTCCACCCGGCATCGAACTCCAGCCGCCCCTTGTGGATCACGTCGTAGGCCTTCAGCACCAAGCGGGTTTTCACCTCGGGCGAGTAGCTGAAGGTCGTCACGGCCGGGAAGAACTGGCGCACCAGCTGGGCCACGCCGCTGCCCAGGCCGGTGACGTCGATACCGATATAGGTCACCCAATAACGGTCGCACACGCCCTTGATGGCGGCGGCCTGGGCGGCGAAGTCCATTCCGCGAAACTGGTGGCGCTCGAGCACACGGAATTTGCCGCCCGGCACCAGTGGCGGCGCGACCACCACCAGACCGGAACAATCGCCCGTCTCGGCCGGGTCGTACCCGACCCACACCTGACGGTCGCCAAACGGGCGCATGGCAAACGGCTTGTAATCCTCGGCCCACTCAACCCAGCTATCGACCATGCAGGACTGCAACACCGACAGCGGGAAGATGCTCGCGCCGTCGTCAACGAACTCGCACATCAGCAGGTTGGCGAACGCCTCGGGGCTGTACTCCCGGCGCAGCTCTTCGATGTCGAACAGGTCGCAGCCGCCCCGCTCCGCGTCGAGGATGGTGACGATCTGGCGCCACAGCCGGTCCTCACAGAACCGTCCCTGCTGGAGCGCGCCGTGGGTCACGTCCACCTTGGTGTGCTGCGCAGCCGGCTTGCCCTTGTTGAACCGTTCTCCCGTCCAGAAGGTGTACGCCTCGTGGGCCATGCTCGATGGCGTCGAAAAGTAGGTTTTCCTCCACTTCTTGTGCATCGCCATGCCCGAGGCGACCTTGTTCAACTCCTCGAACTTGAACGTCCAGAAGAACTCATCGAAGTAGAAATTGCCGTGGTAGCCCTGGGCGGTGCGGGCGTTGGTCCCGAGGAAAAACAGCTCGGCGCCGTTGGGCAGCACAATCGGGTCACCGGTCAGCTCGACGCCGATGACTTCCCGGGCGAAGGCCTGGATGTAGCCACGGAACAGGTAGGCCTGGTTCTTCGAGGCCGACAGAAAAATCTGGTTGCGGCCGGTGTCCAGGGCGTCGATGAACGCCTCGCGGGCGAAGTAGTACGTGGCGCCGATCTGCCGGCTCTTGAGGATGACGCGGGTGCGTTGGTTGCCGGCCCGGTACCAGTCTTTCTGGTAGTCGAAACAGCCGTCGATGAACGCCTCGCGCAGCAGCTCGATCTGGTCTTCGCTGATGTCGTTCTTCGGAGATTTTTTCTTTGGCCCCTCGTTGCGCTTGGCGAGGTTCGGGTTGAGGTCGGTGTCGGTACCGCCGCCCTGGAAGCGCTGAATACGGGCCTGGCGTTCAAGCTGGCGGTGCAGCAGGTCGATCTCCTTGAAATCGCCGCCGGTCTTGTTGTCCTTGAGGATCAACTGCACCAAGCGCGCTTCCAGGGCGCCGCCGATGCGCTCGACGTTGTCGGCCCGGTCCCACTCGTCGCGGGCCTTCCAGCTGTGTAGCGTTTTTTCTTTTTCGCCCGTAGCCTCGGCAATCTCGCAGATGCGCCAACCCATCCAGTACAGGAACTTGGATTGGCGTCGCGGATCGATAGGCAGCAGGGTGGTCGTCGTCATGGCCGAGATGCTGCCGCCCACGGCGGCGACTCAATAGCGCCGCCCCTTGTACCCTCCCCGCCTACAGTCCCGTCTCGTTGCCGCCGCTCGCGCCCGTGACGACCATGCCCCTCATTGCAACGCACTGCTCAACCAGCAGGCGCCCCACGCACTGAGGATTCCCGGCATGAAGAAATTTCGCAGCAACTGGTTCCGCGTCGCCGTCGAGGGCGCTACTTCGGACAAGCGCACCATCAAACGCAGCTGGCTGGAGCAGGCCGCCAAGAACTTCAACCCGTCCACCTACGGCGCACGTATTTGGCTGGAGCATTTCCGCAGCCTGTTGCCCGATAGCCCGTTCAAGGCCTACGGCGATGTCCTGGCAGTGAAAACCGAAGAGGTGGACATCAACGGCCAGAAAAAACTGGCCCTGTTCGCCCAGGTTGAGCCCACTCCTGAGCTGATCGCCATGAACAAGGCGAAACAAAAGATCTACACCTCCATCGAAATCGACGACAGCTTTGCCGACACCGGCGAAGCCTACATCGTCGGCCTGGCAGTCACCGACTCGCCCGCCAGCCTGGGCACCGACGTTCTGGCGTTCTCTGCCCAAAAACCTGACGCCAGCCCCTTCAAGGATCGCCACTACTCGGCAACGTCGATGTTTACCGAGGCGGTGGAAACCGAGTTGAAGTTCGAAGAAATCGAAGAGAAGCCCAGCATCGGCGCCCAGCTGTTCAACAAGGTGCAAGCGCTGCTGACTGGCAAGCAGGCCAAGGACGACACCGAATTCGCCCAGATCGGCGAAGCCGTCGAAGCCATCGCCGAGCACGTCAAGGATCTGCCCGACCAACTGGCCGCAGAAAAGCAATTTTCAGCGGGGCTGAAAACCCAGCTCGACCAGGTCAGCACGGAACTCACAGAGCTGAAAAACAAGCTCTCCACCACCCAGGACCACAACCAAAAGACCCGCCCTCCGGTTACCGGTGGCGACAAACAGGTCATGACCGACTGCTAACAGCCGGCCACCCACAGCCCCGAACAAACGAAGGACGATATTCATGCGCAACGATACTCGCGAACACTTCAACGCCTACTTGAGCCAGCTCGCCCGACTCAACGGTGTGTCTTCTACCACCGCGACCTTTTCCGTAGATCCCACGGTTCAGCAGACGCTGGAAACCCGGATGCAGGAATCCAGCGAGTTCCTGGGCAAGATCGGCATCATCGGCGTCGATGAACTCCAAGGCGAGAAAGTCGGCCTGGGTGTCAGCAGCACCATTGCCGGTCGTACCGACACCACCGGCAACGGCGTGCGCCAACCTCGTGACGTCTCCTCCCTGGATAAGAAAGGCTACGAAGCCAAGAAAACCGACTTCGACACCGCGATCCGCTACGCACAACTCGACGCCTGGGCGAAATTTCCAGACTTCCAGGCTCGTCTGCGCGACGCGATCCTCAAGCGCCAGGCGCTCGACCGCATCATGATCGGCTTCAATGGTGTCAGCGCAGCCGCAACGACCGACCGCCAGGTCAATGCACTGTTGCAAGACGTCAATATCGGCTGGCTGGAACAGTACCGTCTCAACGCGCCTGCGCGAGTCCTCAAAGAGGGGAAAACTGCCGGCAAGATCATCATCGGCAGCGGTGCCACCGCCGACTACAACAACCTTGATGCATTGGTGTTCGACGCGGTCGCCAACCTCATCGACCCATGGCACCGCAAGGATCCAGGCATCGTCGTCATCCTGGGCAGCAATCTGGTACACGACAAATATTTCCCGCTGATCAACAAGGAACAGCCAGCCTCCGAAAAACTGGCAACCGACATGATCCTTTCGCAGAAGCGCATGGGCGGGAAACAACCGGTCGAAGTGCCATATGTTCCAGACGGCTCGGCGTTGGTCACCACCCTTTCGAACTTAGCTATCTACTGGCAGATCGGCGGTCGGCGCCGCTATGTCAAAGAAGCACCGGAAAAAAACCGCATCGAAAACTACGAGTCCAGCAACGACGCGTATGTCGTCGAGGATTACGGCCTCGGCTGCCTGATCGAAAACATCGAGCTTGAGGAGGCCTGACCCATGGCTAACAGCCTCGCCAAGCGCCACTACCAGCGCGTCACTGCCGCCATCGAGGCGGCAGCGACCGAGCCCACCCAGACTATGGCCGGCGCGACAGCCTACGAGCACCAGCTCAATCAGCTGCTGCAAGACCGCCTGCGCCTGAAACAGGTCCAGTCCAACCAGGGCAAGGCCGAACTCAAGCGCCAGTTGCTGCCGAGCTATGAATCCTATGTGCAAGGTGTGCTGGAAGGCGGCCAGGGCGCCCAGGACGAGGTCCTGACCACCGTCATGGTCTGGCGCTTCGACGCTGGCGACTTCACCGGTGGGCTCGACATCGCGACCTACGTGCTGGAACACAAGATGGTCATGCCCGACCGCTTCGCCCGCACCTTGGGTTGCCTGGTCGCCGAGGAAGTCGCGACGGCAGCCTTCAAGGCTCAGAAGGTGGGCGAACCGTTCGACCTGGCAATCCTTCACCGCACCGCCGAACTCACCGACGCCGAAGACATGCCCGACCAGGCCCGCGCCAAGCTGTTTCTCGCCATGGGCCGCGCCACGCTGGAAGGCATCACCGAAGAGGCCCCGGGCCAACCCGGCAAGCTCCAGGCCGGTGTGGATCTGCTGAAAAAAGCCATCGCCCTCCACGACGCCTGCGGTGGCAAGAAAGATCTGGAGCGGGCCGAACGCCTGCTCAACAAACTTGCCGGCCCTGCCGGCTAACCGAGCGTCCCCACGCACCCCGCCGGCTCGGGGCGGATCGGCCAGGCCGCTCCTCCTGAACGTGAAGCCCCGACCACCGGCGACCTATTTTTGAGTGCTGTTCCATGAGCGGATTCGTAGCCGGCGGCACCGTCGCCAGCGGCCATATCAACACCGACGCCTTCTGGCCCTCCATAGATCTGGATCAATTGCGCGCCACGCTGAGGATCGACGCGAGCGTCACCGCGCCGCGCCTGGAAACCGCCGCTGTGGCCGCCGCCATCAGCGTCAACCGTGAGCTGAGCGAATGGCGAGCCAGGCAGGAAGCCGCAGGCCATGCCGAACTGGCAGACGTTCCTGGTGACAAGATCAACGACGTATCGGTACTGGAGCACCTCTACCGCCGCGCCATCGAAGCCGCCACCGGTGCCGAAGTGTGCGAGCGCTACCGCTCCTACGACACCACCAATAGCGGCAACCAGAACGCCGAAGACCTCACGCCAAACATCGACGATTACCGCCGCGACCTGCGCTGGGCCGTGCGTGACTTCCTGGGCATCAACCGCACTACCGTGGAGCTGATCTGATGCCCGTCACCGTCCGCGCCTTTCAAAACGACACCGTTGACGCCCTGTGCTGGCGTCACTACGGCCGCACCGCCGGCGTAACCGAAGCGGTACTCGAAGCCAACCCCGGCCTGGCCGACTACGGACCGATCCTGCCCCAAGGCCTGGCTGTGCAAATGCCCGAAGCCCAGACGGCCGCCCCACAGCGGCAGATGGTGAATTTATGGGACTGATCAACCTGCAGCGAGCCCACGAACCTACCCATCCTGGATTACGGAATGAAGCGCATGCCTGAACGTCCCGACACCTGGGCCTGGCTCGCCGCCTGGCTCGAACAGAACTGGCCGGCCCTATACGCGGGAATCCTGGCCCTGACCATCGCCGCCCTACGGATCATGTACGGCGGCGGAACCCTGCGCCGGATGGCAGTTGAGGCCCCGCTTTGCGGTGCCCTGGCGTTGGCCGCCAGCCATGGCTTAGCGCTGCTCGGCATTCCCGCCTCCACCGCGCCGTTCTTCGGTGGAGTAATCGGTTTGCTCGGCGTCGAGGGGACTCGCGCCGCTGCCAAGAAATTTTTCACTCGCAAGGTAGAACAGCTATGACGACGCTCCGCCACGGCGACCGCTCGCAAGCGGTGCGCATCCTGCAAAAGAACCTGAACGAACACGGTGCCGGACTGGTAGCGGACGGCGACTATGGTGACTCCACCGAGGCCGCCGTACGGGCGTATCAGCTGAAAGTCGGCTTGGTCGCCGATGGCGTTGCCGGCGAAAAGACCCAGGCCAGCCTGGCCGGTGGCGACTGCCAGCTCCTGCTGAAAAATGAAGACCTGGTGCAGGCTTCGCAGATCCTCGACGTACCGTTGGCGAGCGTCTATGCCGTCAACGAGGTGGAATCGAAGGGAAAGGGTTTCCTGTCCAACGGTAAGCCGGTGATTCTGTTCGAGCGGCACATCATGTACCGCCAGCTCGCCACACCGCGCCACGACGGCGACAACCCCGACGAGCTCAAGCGTCACGCCGACCAGTTGGCCGCAGCCAATCCGGCCATCGTCAATCCGAAGTCCGGCGGCTATGCCGGCGGCACTGCTGAACACCAACGCCTGAGCCATGCGCGTCTGATTGATGACACCGCCGCGCTGGAGTCCGCCTCCTGGGGCGCGTTCCAGATCATGGGCTTTCACTGGCAGCGCCTGGGCTACGCCAGTGTGCGGGCATTCGTCGATGACATGAGCGCAGGCGAGTCTCAGCAGCTCGCCGCATTCGTGCGTTTCATTCAAACCGACCCGGTTTTGCACAAGGCGCTAAAAGCTCGCAAATGGGCCGAGTTCGCCAAGCTCTACAACGGACCGGACTACCAGCGGAACCTGTACGACATCAAGCTCCAGCGCGCCTATGAGCGGCACGCTGAGTGCGGCTGCGGCCAGGCGGTGGCGGCATGATTCCCCCTCGAATTGCTCATCTTGAAATCAGTCCGAGACAAACAGGGAAAACCGAACGGCTGATTCAACGTGCAAAACCCTACCTTGTAGCGGGAAGGAAGGTTTGTTTCGTTACCTCGAAGGGGCTGGTCGAAGACATGCGCCGCCGCTTGCCTGGCGCGGTGATTCTAGAAGATGGCAAAGACGTGCCATGCGATGAAGACGCTGAAAACGCTATCTGGTTTTACGACGAATTCGATTGGCTCAATTCGACCAAAATTTGGGCGGATGCCTTTTACGCAACCACACCGAGATTCCAACGGGCGGTGGGCGTTCATACCTCGGAAAACGATCTGCTGTTACGTCTGATCGAAGCCAATAACCGGTACTTCTGCCGCTACACCTGGCAGATCCATATGTCCGACATTCTCGAAGAGGCCCGTGCTTCGCACAGCCCAGAGGAATTCCGGCTGCTCTACCTTGGAGAATTCCTAAAATGATCGAGCTTGAACGCGTGCAACAGTTGAACGTGAAGGACGGCGATCTGCTGGTGGTGCCAGAAAGTACCGAACAAGCCGATATGGAGCTGCTGTGCGAAGCACTGGCCTACGTGACACCAGGTTGCCGGGTAGTCGTCGTGAGAGGTCCCGTGGAGCTGCTGGACGTAGGCGACATGAACAAATTAGGTTGGTACCGGGCATGAGTACCCTGCGCCAGGCGCTGTACGGCATCGCCCTGCTGGGCGCCCTGGCGCTGCTCATCTGGGGCCAAGAGCAACGCATCACCGTGGCCGAGAAGAATACCGAACTCGCGGGGAAGGACACCAAAATCGCCCGCGATGAAGCTGACAGGCTGCGCGCCAATCTCAACACCCTGCAAAACACCCTGAACGACGAGCGCATCGCCCAGACTGCCCTGCGAACTCAGCAGGATCAACTGCGCCAGGGCCTGGCAAAGCGCGAGCAAACCATTGAGGCGCTGAAACGTGAAAACGAAGACCTTCGCAACTGGGCTGACCAGCCTTTGCCTGAGCTTGCTCGCCGGCTGCGCGAGCGCCCCACCCTCACCGGCGCCGACGCTTATCGTCAGTGGCTGTCCGGCCGTGGTGCCCTGCACCCTGCCGGCGACAAGCCCACTCAATAACGGCGATCAGCTCACCGACCAGGACCGCGTCGAAGCCGCATGGGCTGAATGCGCCGGCCAGGTAGACATGGTGTTCAACCATCAACAGGCGGCCCCATGAACAAACCCGAAAGCCTGCGTGCCCACCTGCTGGCGACCGTGGCAGAACTTAAGCACAACCCTGACCGGCTGCTGATCTTCATCGACAACGGCAAAATCCGCTGCACCGCGGCTGCCTCGCTGTCGTTCGAATACAGCTTTGATTTACAGGTCATCCTCACCGACTACGCAGGTCACCCCGACAGCGTCATGTTGCCATTGCTGGGCTGGCTGAGCGTGAACCAGTCCGAACTGCTGGAGAACCTGAACAAGTCCGCCGAGGGCATCCAGTTCGAGGCCGACATCCTGGACAACAGCAAGGTGGACCTGAGCCTGACACTGCCGCTAACCGAGCGTGTGGTTGTGGGGAAAGACGCCGACGGCAATACCACCATCCACCATCCTGGCGAACCTAAGCAGGTGGCTGCATTCCTTGACCCGGCGTGGATACCTGGTACCCAAGGCACCGGCAGTGAATGGGTCGTGCCGAAATGACCAACCGATTGGAAACGCTGGAGGATTGGGCCGCCGGCCTGCTGGGACAACTGGAACCAGCATCGCGCATCAAACTGGCCCGCAGCATCGGCCAGGCCGTGCGGCGCAGCCAGCAACAGCGAATCATTGCCCAGCGCAACCCAGACGGCAGCAAATACGCGCCGCGAAAGCAGCGCAACCTGCGTGGGAAGCAAGGGAGAGTGAAACGAAAGGGACAGATGTTTCAGAAGCTGCGCACGGCGAAATTTTTGAAGGTTCAGGGCGACGGCAGTGCCATCTCTATCGGCTTTACCGGGCGAGTTGCCCGGATTGCCAGGGTGCACCAATATGGATTGAAAGACCGTGCTGAGCGGGGAGCATCCGAAGTGAAATATGACCAGCGTGAAGTGCTCGGCTTTACAGAAGCGGACCTCGATTTGATCCGCGACAGTCTTTTAATTGCGTTCACTAGCAATCAATAAATCATGCTGCTCGTGCAGCTTCGCTGATTACTCGCTTAAGCTCATCGCAGGCTTCACCAAACGCCATTTGTGCATCGGCAGCTGGGCGCTTGAATACGTCTCCGGCACGACCTTGTTTATAAGCGGACTTATGAGCGGCATTTACCTCATTGATGGCTTCACGTGCTTCCATTACTTTCTCATAAGCAGGTCCTAACTGAGCACCATAAATGTCGATGATCATTTCAATCCGGCTGAAATCAAAGCCGCCTAAGTCTTTGGTGCTGGTTCTATCAAGGTATTCGTTGTAATCAATATGTCCATCCATGACTAAATTCAGATTCATGTATTGGCTGAAGAAAAGGTTTCCCCAATGACATACGAGAATGTACAGCTCCTCTAAGCGTTCTTTTTTTATTTTTTGACTGCTAAGACGCTCTTCATGTGCCAATTGCTGCATTTGCCTTTTCGCATTTGCATTGTTTGTAAGCCAGACACCAAACGTTGTCAGCAGAGATCCAAAAATTACGCCTGAAAGACCAACAAATGATTCTGATGAAGCTTTCGCCACCAATTCTGTAAGCACAACACTGGCTCCTGCCCTAACGGAAAAGCTGGAAAGTACGCCCTCCATGACTCCCTGTCTATTGGGGTTTGTAGCTTAAATGCCTACAACCTTAGGTTGCTGTGCACGCGTGCGCGGGACGCGAACATGGGCGCCATGAACGACTTAGCCACCCTCGCCCGCCTGATCGAAAACCTCATCCGCTTCGGCACTATCGCTGCCGTCCAGATGCAGCCCCCGCGTGTGCAGGTCAAAACCGGAACCCTGACCACCGCCTGGCTGCCGTGGGTCACTCTGCGGGCCGGCGCCGACCGGGAGTGGAACCCGCCGACCGTCAACGAACAAGTTCTGTTATTCAGCCCCTCGGGCCAGCTCGGCAACGGCGTCGCCTTGACCGGCCTGTTCAGCGACCAGATCCCCGCCAACGGCGACCGCGAAGGCCTGCACCGCGTCACCTACCGCGACGGCACGGTGATCGAGTACGACAGCGTCGCTCACCACCTCAACGCCACGCTCACCGATGGCGGCACCACCAACCTCATCAGCACCGGCGGCATCAACATCGTCGGCAACATCACGCACCAGGGCGACTACACCCAGAACGGCAACCAGAACGTCACCGGTAAGGTCACCGTGTCGGTAGATGTGGTGGCCGCCGGCATCAGCTTGGTGAAACACCTGCACGGCGGCGTCATGCCTGGCAGCGGCAAGACGGGAAAACCGGAATGAACCGACACACCGGCGCTGCCATCACCACCGTGGAGAGCATTGCCCAATCCATGAGCGATGTCCTCAGCACGCGCCTCGGTACCCGGGTGATGCGCCGCGAATACGGCAGCCTGTTGCCCGAACTGGTGGACCAGCCTTTCAACGACATCACCCGCTTGCAGGTGTACGCCGCCACCGTCATGGCGCTGATGCGCTGGGAGCCCCGTATAACCCTGAGCCGCGTGCAGTTCCAGGGCGCCACCCTGCAAGGTCAAGCATCACTGGACATCGAGGGCAGCATCGTCGATAGCAACGAGCCGCTGAGCCTGAGCGTGCCGCTGAACCTAGGGGGTAGCGCATGAACTCATTCGTCGCGATTGACCTGGGCCAGCTCCCTGCGCCCGAAGTCGTAGAGCAAATCGATTACGAGCAGATCCTCGCCGAGCGCAAGGCCTACGCCATCAGCCTCTGGCCGGTCGAGGAACAAGCCGAGATTGCCGCACGGCTTGAGCTGGAATCTGAGCCCCTGACCAAACTGCTCCAGGAGAACGCCTACCGCGAGACGGTCTGGCGTCAGCGCGTCAATGAGGCATCCGTCGCCAACATGCTGGCCCTGGCAAAGGGCAGTGACCTGGAGAACCTGGCCGGCAACTTCAACGTCAAGCGCCTGGTCATCCAGGCCGCCAAGCCCACGGCCGTGCCGCCGGTACCGTTGCTGATGGAAAGCGACGACAGTCTGCGGGAGCGGGCTCAAATGGCGTGGGAAGGACTGAGCACCGCCGGCCCGCGCAATAGCTACATCTTCCATGCGCGGTCTGCTGACGGCCAGGTGGCCGACGCCACTGCCGAGAGTCCTGCCCCGGCCGAGGCGGTGGTGACAGTGCAATCGATCCTGGGTGACGGCACCGCCTCGCCCGCGCTGCTGGCGAAGGTCAATGCCTACCTCAGCGACGACGACCGCCGCCCGGTCGCGGATCGGCTCACCGTGCAAAGTGCGCAGGTCATCAACTACCAGGTCAAGGCCAAGCTGTTTCTTTCGACGTCCGGCCCTGAGAGCGAGTTGATTCTCGCGGCGGCCAATGCGCAGTTGCTGGCCTTCGTGCACCAGCGGCGTCGCCTGGGCCTGGAGGTTTCAGAATCAATCATCCACGCCTCGCTACACGTCGAGGGTGTGCGCAAGGTCGTGCTGGAGAACTGGGCCGACATCGTTGCCACGAAGTACCAGGCGCCGTACTGCACGGCCGTCGATTTGGCGTTGGGGGTTGAATGATGGCTGACGCGCCCCTTCTTCCAAGCAATTCGACGCCGTTGGAGCGCCAAGCGGCGCAGGCACTGGCTCAGATCCAGCGCGTGCCGATTCCGCTGCGCACTCTGTACAGCCCCGACCGGTGCCCGCTGCCTCTTTTGCCTTACCTGGCCTGGGCCTTCTCCGTGGATCGCTGGGACAGCAAGTGGACCGAAGCAGCCAAACGCGCCGCTATCCGCAGCGCGTACTACATCCATTCGCGCAAGGGCACTATCGGCTCTCTGCGCCGTGTCGTTGAACCGCTCGGCTACCTGATTGAAATCATCGAATGGTGGCAGACCGTGCCGGTCGGTCCTCGCGCCACCTTCAGGCTCAAGGTCGGCGTGCTGGACACTGGTATCACCGAAGAGATGTACCAGGAGCTCACCTGGCTGATCGACGATGCCAAACCCCTGACACGCCATCTCACCGGGCTCGCCATCAGCCTGGAGACCACCGGTTCAGTTCATATCGGCGCCTGTATCACCGAGGGCGACGAGATTGATATCTATCCACCCACACAGCGGGACATCGAGGTCACGGGCTACATCCACCAGGGCGGCCGTGAACACCAGATCGACACCATGGACATCTACCCATGACAGACCAAAACAGCCAGTTTTTCGCCATTCTCACCGCCATCGGCAAGGCCAAGCAGGCCAACGCGGACGCCCTGGGCATTCCCTGGACATTCGCGCAGATGGGCGTCGGGGACGCCAACGACACCGACCCAATCCCCAACGAGCAACAGACGCACTTAATCAATGAGCGGCGACGCGCCCCGCTGAATCAGTTGAAGGTTGACTCAGCCAACCCGAACATCATCATTGCCGAGCAGGTTATTCCTGAGAACGTAGGTGGGTGGTGGATTCGTGAGGTTGGTTTGTATGACGCCGACGGTGACCTGGTCGCCGTGGCGAACTGCGCGCCAAGCTTCAAGCCGTTGCTGACTCAAGGATCTGGACGCACCCAGGTGGTGCGCATGAATCTCATCATCAGCAACACCGCCAACGTCGAGTTGAAGATTGACCCGTCCGTTGTGCTGGCTACTCGTGCTTATGTGGATGGCTTGACTGTACGCGCCAACCAAGTCGAGGCCGAGACAGGAACGGACAACAGCAAAATCATGACCCCGTTGCGGGTATTTCAGGCCATTGGCAAGGTAATAAAACAGGCAACGGAGAGTGCATTCGGCTGGGCAAAAATTGCTACCCAAGCTCAAGTCACCACAGGGACAGATGACACAGCAATCGTCACGCCCAAAAAACTCAGGGCTGCTCAAGCCACGCAGGTGGAAGCCGAGGCAGGCACTGACAATACAAAAACTATGACACCGCTACGCGTGTTCCAGGCCATCGCCAAAGTAGTAGGACAGGCCACCGAGACGGTGTTCGGCTGGGCAAAGGTCGCCACCCAATCCCAAGTCACCATCGGCACAGACGACACCTGCCTCATAACGCCGAAGAAGCTTCGAGCCGCACAAGCCACTCAGGCTGAGGCCGAGGCTGGAACTGACAATACAAAGATCATGACCCCGCTGCGGGTATTCCAAGCCATTGCCAACGTAGTGACCCAGTCAACGGAGTCGGCTTTCGGTTGGGCAAAGATCGCAAGCCAATCGCAAGTCAATTTGGGCACCGACGACGCGACCATTGTTTCTCCCAAAAAACTGCGATGGGGCTTTTCCATCAGTCTGACCAGCAACGGCTACATCGTCTTCCCGACGTGGCTCGGCGGCTTGATCATTCAGTGGGCAAATGGAGCGATCCCTGCGGGAGCGGGCATCGTACATGTGAACCTGGCGCTGGCGTTTCCGAACACATTGACCGCCTACTCTGTCTCCACCTCACAGACGGGGACGATGATGAGTGCACAAAGTGCGACCCCCAACGGAATCGATTTATTGGCACGTACTGTCAGCGGAGGGGCGATATCGACTCCCCCGGGGGTCATTGGATACACGTTCATTTGTTTGGGGAGCTAGTCATGCGCAAGTACAGCAAAACAACGGGGAACTGCTACATCGTTGGTCTGCATACCGAAATACCCGCCGATGCCGTGGACATCCCCGATGACCGTTATGACCAGGTCATTGCCAATCCTGCTTTCGGCAAGATTCGCGCTCACGCCCCCGATGGCCTACCGACGCTAATCGATCCTCCACCAGCAACCATCGAGGAGCGGACGGCAGCCGAACGCCTTTGGCGGGACGCCCAAATCGAAAGCGTACGCTGGTTGCGGGAGCGTCACCGTGACGAAGTCGATTCAGCCCGGCCAACGACCCTCACGGCTGAGCAATCAGGGGAACTGCTAGATTACGTACAAGCCCTGCGCGACTGGCCGCAAACGGCGGCTTTCCCTGCCGTCGAGTTTCGGCCCATGGCGCCGTCATGGATCGCTGGGCAGGTTCAATGAACTGTTTAAGTCATCTCGTCCTGTAACCCCCTCCCCTACAAGCCCCCGCGCTCGCCCAACCGGCGCGCGCGCGGCAGCCTGTGCACTGTCATCCCAATCACTGCGCAGGCAAACCCATGACCGATTATCTCCACGGCGTGCGGGTTATCGAACTCAACGACGGCACCCGCCCCATTCGCACCATCCCCACCGCTGTTATCGGCATGGTCTGCACGGCCGACGACGCCGATGCCACCGTTTTCCCATTCGACACACCGGTATTGCTGAGCAACGTTCAAACCGCCATCGGCAAGGCCGGCACCACGGGAACCCTGGCGA